CAAACTCTTTTGCCTTCGTTACTAGCATTTTTAATGTATTTTTAATTGTTGTCATTACGATTTTTCTACTTCTCTTTTGTTTTACCAATGTCTTATAGTGTTTGCAATAATAAATCCACAAGTTATGATGTGAACTAACCACCAAAAAGTTCTGATGGCAGCAGCGATGTCGGCTTCATTAGAATCAGGGGAGATTTTCTCTCCCATAGTTCTAGCCCAAATCCTCCAAATTTTTCTCATATTTTCTCATTTGTCCTTTTCTGCCTGAAATGGTTCCTCTAATAACATTTAATTGTTTAATAGATAAATCTTTAAAATTTTTAAGAATCCATTCAAGATAATGAGTAGGAACCTCTTTTAAAGAATGATTTTTATATTTACCAAAATTTACAATCCACTTACCTGACTCCCTTTTAAGATACTCCATCTTTCTCAGCATAACCTTGATAATGATCAGCAGGATCTAGAGTCCAGCCCTTGATGCCGAAATCATGCGCTCCTTTTTTTGCGCTGGTAATATCAAATACTTGTTTCTCTGTTAGCTTATGAGAAAAAGAATCAACAGGATTCCCATTGCCATTAAGAATACAAATCATTAACTCTTGGAAGCCTTTGCTTCCCATGATCTGGCTGTTGTATCTATGCGTTGTCATTACAATCGTTTCTAAATTCACCAAAATATTTTTTCTCTGCTGCTATACGAGCTGCTTTAGCTTCTTCTATGTCATCAAAATAACCCAAATAAATTTTTTTTCTCATAATGTTTACATAAGCCATCCACTTTTTGTGTCTTTTATACCAAACAACTCCAACAACACCGCTTTTATTATTTTTTTGAAATGACCTGTTTCTTAGATTTTCGCTATGTGTAGCTAATCGAAGATTATCAATTTTATTATTTGAACGATTTCCATCAATATGGCCGATTCTTTTCCCTGATGGATCTACGCCATGATAAATAAAGTAAGCTATTCTGTGAGATCCATACTTTTCCCCTTTAAATTTAATGTGTCGATAACCTTTTTTAGTCAAAGTCCCAGCTTCTTGGCCGACTTTTACAGTATTAGTTGTGGCGATTTTCCAAGTAAAAACTCCTGTCTCTGGATTATAATCCAAGTAGTCTACTATCTCTGGTGGAATAGGTTTTGCTTTTCTACTCATCTCCAATACTAGTTACGGGTGGATCTACAAATGTGGGATCATGCAAAAGAAAATGCTGCAATATCTCTTCGTCTGTAAAGAAATTTGGATCTGCATTGATGGCATCCTCAAACAGAACATCTACAATATCCTCTTCTTCTGTTATAGTAAGGTTTACTTCCTTGCCACAACTACAGAGGAACAAAAATAATAAAAAGTTAAGCGTCTTCATTGATTGTAATAAATTTATCGATAGCAACTCTAGAATATCCCATGCTCAGAAGCAATGGCTTAACCATAGACTCCATGAACTCAACAAGGTTCATGCTGTCACAAGGAAGTTCAATACTAATTGTTTTTTCCATGAATCTAGGATCGTTGTTTAAAACTTGCCTGTTCATGGTTGGCTCGAATGTTAATCTCATATGTTTGTTTGATTTGGTGGATAGCGGGGGAATCGAACCCCCATCCGTAATTGTGCTTACGTCGAATCCTTGTGCTACCCTACTTGGGTGATACTACAATGTATTCGTGGTGGTCTTTATAGCTATGTGCATAATCAATGCAAGACTTAAAATCACCATGATGATCAATGTATGATGCATCAATAACATAGAATTTACCATCTGGCAAGGGATATTTTTCTGCACCCTTTGCTAAATGAGTTGATGAGATTCTCCAGCTACCATCAGCTTCACGCTTGACAAGAGTTGTAAACCTCTGCATCTCAGAAGGATGATCATCCTCAAAATGCTGCAACATCTTTTCTACTTGCCACTTAGTTAATTCAACAGCAGCTTCAACCTTCTCAGGCTCGATTAACCGTTCTTCAATCTGAACTTCAACCTTCGGCTCTTTGTATGCGTGCCAGAGAGCAGCTCCAAAGAATGGCGATGATGCCAATGCTAATAACAATGTTACTTTCATTTATTTTTCTGGGTATACTGTTTTTTCTGATCCGTCTGATAAGACAGCTACAACTTTGCCATTGCATTGAACAGCGTTTTGTCTAGCCATCTCCAGACATTTAATGTTTGGGTTGACTTTCTCAAGCTCTGTTGAGTATCCACCCATCCAATCGCCTTTGCGATTATACACTTCGTATTTCGTTACTTCAGACATTATGCTTCAAGTTTGATGTCGATCTTAGAAGTCTCCTCACTTGGAGATTCATTAGATGAGATTACTGATGATGGAGCAGAATCAATTGTGATGTTATTCTTTTCGAGCCAGACTCTCGATACTGGGATCGAATGCTTTCGACCAAACAGATCGTTCAGTTGCTCTAAGCTCACATTCACGAATGATGTGCCACCTTTGGGTCTTCCACGTTTTGCCATAGTTTTAGTTTTAGTTTTTGTTTTTGTTTTAGAGATTAGTAAGGAAGGCCAGCTTTATCAAGAAGAGATGTGCCTTCACGGTTTGTAAGAATTACTTGGTCATCAGTTCCAAGGACTCCTTTGTAGAGGAGTTCATCCCGAAATTTATCAAGGAAATTTTGAACATCACTGATGTCTTCGATGTTGGATAAGATGCGTTCGATCTCTTTCATGCCTGTATAATAATTGAATTTGAATTTGGGTCAAGAGTTTTTTTGAGAAAAAAGTCACTTTTTTAGACTTTTAATGATTTGCCTTCTTGAGTGAGTTTCCTCTTGACATCGATCTTCATCAGATTCTTCCTCATGAGGATCTGCTCATAGTCTCTCTGGACAGCTTGCTTCTGATAACCAGTCACCGAACAGATCTCATTCAAGCTCATTGCTCCACGCTTCTGCAAAGCTCGAACAATCTGGACTTCCGAGTTTGTCAAGCCCAAAGGATTAATTCCCATAGCTTGCTTAATGTCATTCCAGATTTGCTTTGTAATCTTTTTACAATTAGTAGCAGCAGCATAAGTTTTAACATCTTCTGCCTTGACTACAGCATCCCTTGGGTTACCACGAAAGACTGAGACGATCTCCTTCTTGGCTGCATTGTCGATCTCAACTTTCTTCTCAAGATTACTTGTGAAAATTTTAAACAACTGATCCTCATCATAATCCTCAAAAGAAACATCTCTAAGCCTGTCCCTCAATGGCTCACACAACTTCTCTTGGTTGGTGGTTGCCATACACAAAGAAATTTTACTAAAGTCAAAAGTATAAGTGCCTTGATCAGTAGTGACTGTCCTAACTGGATTCTTATCGACATTCAAAGCAGTCAAGAAAATCTCCTGCAAGTCCTTGGGGATGTTGTGACCCTCATCAATAAACAAGAATGCGCTATGCTCAACCCACAATGGGTAAACCTGCTCGAAGAAAGCAGTAGCGTTCCTGATCGTCTTGCCGTTGATCTCAAGCATTGGAGGACGAGTGCCATCTGGACGCTCAAGAGCTTCGCGGAACTTACGAGCGAAAAATGTTTTGCCGCCACCCTTCTGAGTAGTGAGGTTGATAAATGGCAAACGGTTGGTCGCCTTATAAGAGTCAATGAAGACGCTCAAAGTGCGCTTAACTGAGTCTTGCCCGATTGCATCTTTGAATGCTTTGTTGATTTCCATGCCCAGATAATAGCACCATTAAATCTGGGGTCAACCTTTTTTTGAATAAAAAATCACTTTTTTTTCAGATGTTGATGTTTCAACACCCAAGGGATGACTAAATTCTCTACGCAACGCACATAAGCTTCCTCATCATTCTCTGCCATAAACGCCACACCAGTCATCTCGAATATAAGATGAGTGACTTCATGAACCAGTGTCCACCAATGCTGATCTGGATCTGTCAAGCATTTTTTTGCGATTATAATTTCTCCTTTGTCTACATCGCACTCTCCCCAATCTTCCATCTCCTTATAAATAATTTTTATTTTTTTATTTAAAACCTCGATAGAAGAAAGTTTTCTCATTATAAATAATTACACTTTGCCCTTGACTGGGAACCAATATTTGCCAAAATATTTGCGATGACTATAGACGAGAAATTAAAACTCCTTGATACAGTAAGGAGAGAGATGAAAGAGCTAGACGATCAAAAGAGAGCTTTGTTTAGAATGGCTAGAGACAAGATGGATCTGCCAGCAAAATATAATAATGATCTTTGGGATTATACTGTATGTGGATTGCAGTTCCTCAAGCATGACATTCGAGTTGCTCTTGAAGAAGAGAATAAAAAAGATTAAAAATACCCTTGACTCTATTTTTAATTCATTTAAATTGATCTCGATGAACATATTTTGCTTAGACCAAGATCCTGAGATCGCAGCAAGACAGCACTGCGACAAGCACTGTGTCAAAATGATCCTTGAGTGTAATCAATTGCTCTGCACCACATTCTGGATGCAAGACATTGAAGCACCATACCGCAAGACTCATTACAATCACCCTTCTGCAATCTGGGCCAGAGAATCCCGTGGCAACTTCGAGTGGCTTGTCCAACATGCAGCCGCACTTCTCAACGAGTATACCCAAAGGTATGGCAAGCGTCACAAAAGCACTGATGCTTTCATCTGGGTATTAGAGAATAAGCACCGCTTGCATTTCGATAAGGAAGAGCAGACTGAGTTTGCTGTAGCCATTGCTCAAGATCAAAGATGCCGCCAACTCCCAAACTTCGAGACACTTTCGGTTGTCGAAAAGTATCGCGAGTATTATAATCATGATAAATCATACATGGCCAAGTGGCAGTATAGCAAAACCCCAGAATGGTATCAGCCTAAATGACTAAATTTAACTGGTTCCTAATTGGCTTATTAATTGGCGAGCTTATTATATGGTTCGGCTGGATGATGAGAATACATTTTAATTTACCATGAAAGAATACTTCGAAAACTTTTTTGCACTAATTGGATCAATACTTATTGGTTTACCACTTGGTTTTTTTGTTGGTATAATTTGCTGGATTAAATTTCCCTTCCAAATTTACTATCAAGCAAGAGCAACTTTAGCTTTACAAAGAATCCATAAAGCACAACAACAAATCAAACAACTCCAAGATGAGGAGAAAGATATTTGGGAAAGACATATTGACCGAATGGAAGAAAAAAAATCTTATGACAATTGAAGAAGTTATAACAATGCTGGAGGAAACTACTAATGGTCTTAAAGACACATTGCGTAGGAAAAGTTCCGACTATACTGGTGGAGAAGGAAGTCAAGATCCTTTCGCTAATTTCAAAGCGACACAAGTTCTTGACGTTGATCCTGTCATCGGAGTCATGGTAAGAATCATGGATAAGATCCAACGAGTTCGTTCTTTCGTCAATGATGGAGAACTCAAGGTATCAAACGAAAGTGTTTATGATGCTTTCGATGATATGATCGGCTATACAATTTTGGCAAAAGCTATGGTCAAAGAAAAAAGGGGTGTGACACTTGATAAGCAAATCAGGGGATCTCTCTGGAAGGAGTTAGAAGATAACGTCTCTAAAGAGGACTAAAAACTATTAAAAATTCATCAACCATCAAAGCCCACTCTTTCGAGAGTGGGTTTTTTGTGTAATATAGATTATGCCATCTGTTACCAGAATTCATTCTTCTGACGCTGAAGTATATATTGATACTAACAGGTTAAATGCGGTTCAATCATTTAGTTATGAAAACTCAAAATCTTTTAGCGAAATTAGAAAATTGGGATCTTATGAAATTGAAAATCGCATTCTTAATGCAGATCAACCAATTAATTCTACCGTAAATTTTTTGGTAACAGATTATATTTTAGAAAATACTGCCAACAGATTAGATTTACTATCCTTACAAACTTATACCCTCAAGTTAGTAGAGACAGCAGGAACAACAACACTTTCAAATTCATATTTAAATAATTATAATTTAAATTTTTCTGTAGGAGAATTAGCCCAAGGTTCTTATGGGTTTATTAGCGATTCAATAAGCACAAGTTCAGATGTCTTTTCAGCAACGTCAAATGACTTTAATGTTTTTAGACCGCAAGACATGACTGTAACAACAACGCTTGATGAAGGAATCAATAGTTCAGATTATGCAATTCAAAATTGTAGCATCTCCATTCCCATAGAAAGAACTGCAACAATAAGGGCTGGAAGCAGAAGCCCAAAGAGAAGATACCCTGTTTTACCAGCTCAAGGAACTGTATCATTCTCAGTTATAAAAAGGAATGTTGAAACAGTTGATTTATCAAATTTAATTTTAAAAAAGGGTAAACTTCAATTTGATATTTCTAATACAATCTTGGGGAGCGAGTCAACTTACGGAACTTTAAATATTGATGTATACCAATGCTCATTAATATCAATAAATAATGGTAATACTTTAGACGGAAATGCAACACTTGACTTTAATTATACATTTCCGATTTCAAATTCTGCTGTTGATTATTTTTTTAGTAGCTAACCATCCCCTTATTTGGCCAAATCCCGTTTAAACTTGGGACTTTTTTGTGTATAAAATAATATGCCAAGAAAGAAGCAAGACGAGATTCACTGTGATTTTAGCACAACCTCTGGAGATTGGGTATCTTACAGGGCAGAAGTGACTGGTTTTTATGGCACTTACGATTCTTCAGAATTAAATGATCACATTGTTCGTGAGTTTAACAAAAAAATAAGAGACTTAGG